GTTATCTTCTAACAGTTGACTTACGAAAGTCCACGAACGAGGTGTTGCGAAAGCACGTGATGCTGTCTTGGGATCAAAGTCAAACAAGTCCTGTTTAGCGAACGACACGTAACCCACGACGTCTTTATGGATGTTGTTTTGGACAGCCCATTTTTGCCAAGAGTCAAAGTCTACTCGCATTTCTAAATGGACGAAACGATTTGATAACGGACTAGGCATTTTAAACGTAACGCCCTTGTCACCTTCTCTGTTACCAGCCGCTACCATGACCACATTGTCTGGAAGTTGATACTTACCAACACGACGGTTAAGGATCAGCTGATAAGCCGCCGCTTGCACGCTGGGTGCCGCTGAATTCATCTCATCAAAGAACAATACGATAACTGGATACTTGCTGGCTAGTTCTTCACTGGGCAAGTCGATCGGAGGTGCCCAATCCATTAACCCTAGTTCTTTATTGTAAAAAGGAATACCACGGATGTCTGTTGGATCCATCTGTCCAAGGCGCAGGTCAATCATATGACCACCCATTTCATCTGTGATGCTTTCTACAAGTTCTGACTTACCGATGCCCGGAGGACCCCAAAGGAATACGGGACGTTTTTTGTTGAAACATTGGACCAATGCTACGCGAGCTTCTTCTGATGTTACGGTACGATTTTCTGTAACTGCCATTTTTAACCCTTTCTATTTTTTAACTGTGTAAAACTATTATAGCACCAAAATGACTGTTTGTCAAGTTAGATTTTACCCTTGGATCTCAAGTAGAACAGATACCAAACCACGGCACCTCCAAAGGCGGCACCAAGTGTAAACGACCAAGCATAACATAAAACGTATTCAAGCATTTTGGATCCTTAATGATAATAATCTGTCAGTGGAACTACTGCGATCTTACCAGCCAGCATGCGAGCCTTCATAAGGTCAACCATGGCAAATATACCTTCTACTACCTGTGTAGCTTCAGCACGATCTACGTCGTTGGCATCCTCACCCCAGATAGCGTCAATGATTTCTTGTTCTTGTGGTGTCATCAGTTATCCTTTTAAGTAATTGATTAGCAAATCCTTTAACATTTTCTTCTTTGGTATTCCACGGATACATAGAATTTTGGAATAATTCCCATAGTTCCTCTTTGGTCATAGTTCATACACCGTGAAAGCCACGGCGTCCTTTTTGTTAGTTGAAGCACGCCAGCGATGGAATCGTGGCCCACGATAGACCACACGGAATCGGCCAGCTGAGTCGATGGCTTTACGCACACGGTCCAGATATTCCATAGGGATCCATTTCCAAATACTGACATCAGAATCTGGGCTCTCATACTGTGCCAATAGCTCTTGAGTGTCTTTGGACACGGTTGCGAAGTAGATGAATTGGTCCATTATAAGTAAAGTGGTCCTGTCCATTGGATCGTGTAACCACCGTCTAGGATGTTACCACGGGCTTGATTTGTTGCTGGTGCATTCCAACCTGCCGCTTTTAATATGTCACCTTTGCGGAACTTACCGCCATCATCCTTGACAACGAAACCCCACACGCTGGTACCTTGGATGACCTTGATATACTTTTTACCTTCTGTGTAACGGATGCGAGCATTAAACTCATCGATCATGTCCTGACGAGGTGATGTTAAGTTCTTGCTCCAACGACCGTAGTCAGCTTTGATAGCATCTAACAGTTGATCTAATTGAGTTAACATTATACAGTCTCCCCCATTGCCTTACGACGTGACGGGTCCATAACATCAAACATGATCGCCTTGACGCAGTTGATATATTGACGTGCTTGATTAGCAACGTCAGGACTAACCCAACCATCAGCATTAAACTCTGGATCTAAAATCTGTTGTGCATCACTCAACATACCTGCGGCAAACATAAGTTCTTGACCATATGGAGCCTGCGTTTTTACCATACGATTTAATGCTTCTTTCGTCATACCGTAGGCTTGAATTTCCCACTGTAAATCTGTTGTTTTCGTTGTCATATTTTGCTCCGTTTTCTTATTGTATGTAAACATTATAGCACCAATTTACCAAAAAGTCAACCAAAATCAGTGAAAAATAGCCTAAAAAATATCCTACTAAATCAATGAGTTATAAGTTATTGATTTTAAATAAGTTAATTTTGCTTGACTTTTAGTATATTTTACCGTAAAATAGCTATATTCTAATAGTGTTAAAACTAGATAAATATGACTATGTTAATAATTGAAATAAACGATCCCAAGAAAACTCCTAACAAGTTAGCACCTAAAATTGCTAACCCACAGGAACCCAATTCAACCACCCAACCTCCAGCACAGAAAGAAATCCCCTATGCTGAGAAAATAGACTATGATCAAATTTTGGCCGTTTGGCGCCCTGTATTAGAAAAGGCTGGGGTTACTGTTGGCATTAGTAAAGGCACAGGTCGTGTCCATCATATGAGATTTAGTGGGATACTTGCAGGTGAACTAGATAATTTCTTACTTAAACCACGAGGATTCGTTCGACAAGATCCTACAGAACAACAATTAAGAAGCAGTGGACAATTTGAAATACTTTCATATAAGTGGAACAATGTTTTATATACATTTGTTCTAAGAGGTAAAAAAACTGCCCAAGCACACGTAGCCGCTGGAGCCGCAAGTGATCTGATCTTAAATAGAAAAGATCTTACTCCCACCGCATTAGGATTGGCTGGATTAAAATTTAATAATAAGAAAGAACTATATGACAAGATCAAGCATAGCCTGGCTATTAAATTAGGACGTAATCCTAAATTACTATTAGCCTGTGATCAGTATGTTGACATAGCCTATGCAGGTGGTAAAGGCAAAATTGACAACGAATCGTTGGAATATATCAAACCAGTATTGGGTATGATTGCGCAGGATTTTGGGGAATTACTAGCTCCTTTAGTATTAGCTGGCCCCAATGATCAAATTGATTTCCCTAGTGGTAATGAAAAACTTATTGACGTGCAGATTGGAAAAAGTAGATATAGTATTAAAGCATTAGGTGGCAGTGGTACTAGTATGAATAGTCTAGGCACTTTGTTAGATGAATATGAAATGACATTGACTGATGCTGGCAAGAAGAAAATGTTCCAAGACACTATAAAGATTTGGCGTAGCACACGAAAAGAAGGATCAGTGGTTGATCGTATTTGCTTAGCCGGTAATATCAATCAATCACCCGAATACTTAACCTACAGTAAATTACTTAAAGGTGATTTTACAAGTTTTGCTGAACTTAAAACATTGTTGACCAAAGCTGTGTCAAAAATGCCATATGAGAAATTTTTAAAATTCGTATTGCCGGCTATGCAGTCCGGTGTCTGGGGTACTCCTGTTGGACTACCTGATGATGGTAGGTATTATCTAGGTCAAACTGATAAGAAACCAAAACCGGGACAAGCAGGCAAAGCATCATATGATGCAGATCCAGTAAACGGTGCGGCTAATATCATAACCTATAGCATTGGCATTGGCTTAAGAAATCTAATAGATCGCGGCCCAAGTGCCCAACAATATAAAGAAATTTTAAGTGATATGTTACGCACGATGGATGTTCGCTTAGGACACGTGACATTGTCACAAGATGGCGGATTGGTGGTAGCACAAAAACCATTTGCAGATCTTGAATTTAAATTTGATTACCATGCACCAAGTCATATGGCAGGCAATAATCGTCCGGGCTTTGCTATAGTTCCTCCTAAATAGCTTGACCTCCAAATCAACTTATAGTATAATAGTAATATGATAAAAACTATACAAGGTAGTTGTCTTGAAGTATCTTTAGATATACCAGACAACAGCATAGACTTACTATTAACAGACCCTCCATATAACATCAGCAGTGATGGTGCTAAACCTGTTTGGATTGATAAAGAAACTGGTGAAAACAAAAGCACCATACACAATCAAAAGTTTTCAGAAACATTTGAAGATGATTGGGATAGTATAGCTCACGAAGAATTCTTAACTCAACTAACAGCCTGGAGCAGTTTATGGTTTAAGAAACTACGTCAAGGGGGAGCATTTGCTGTATTCATTTCGGATCAATACATTTCGTATCTTTGGAAGATAATGGAAGCTGAAGGATTTGAACCTAAACGTGTTTGGACCTGGAAGAAACCCGCGGCAGTGCCATTTAATCGCCAGGTTAATCCAGTTAGCGCCTGTGAATATATCTTATTTGGAATTAAACCTAAAGGAACCAGAACATTTAATGCAGATGCTGTTAAGGGTAATATAGTTGAACGTTATGCATCAGCTGATAAGATATCTAGTATAATTTATAAGATGGTCAAGGGTGCAGATAATTTAGATAACTTAGATAAGATATTCGCAGAAGCCAAACAAGAAGCAGAAAGAATGTTAAAAGATCGCAAACAAGAAAATAACATAGTCCAATGTGTTATTCCGAACACCATTACCTACAGTGGTGGGTTAGGTAAAGATAAAATACATCCTACACAAAAACCAGTTGAAATCTTAGAATACTTTGTATCCTTGTTAAGTAAAGAAGGCGACACTGTGTTAGATACCTTTGCTGGTAGTGGTAGCACTGGTATAGCCTGTTATAATCAAAATAGAAATTGTATATTAATCGAGCGCGACGCTCAGATGTTTGCTAAAATGAAATCACGTATTAATAATAAAACATCAATGGATCATTTACTAATTTAATCTTTCTTATTAATCCAGTTTGAATCCCACATATCTGCATGGGGATCTGACATTTTATCCAGCTCTGCAAACCTTTTTTCTATACGCAAGCGGATAGCACGATTTCGCTCCCATTCTCGAGTCACTATAGCCGCCTGAACTTTAGTGAGATAATTAGCGGGTTCTGGTGCTTCTGCCTGTGCTATTATAAACCATTCAAACATAAAACTAGTATAACATCAACTGGCTAGATTGTCAAGATATTGTTGTAGATTGCTACCATGTAGAGCTAACATGATCGAGTCTTGCTCGCTGAACACATAAATGCTGTTATGGGTAGGTATGTAATATGGACTGGTAAAATGCTTTTCCAACTGGATATAAGCTCGAGTAACCAAAGGTGCGGGTAGTTTAAAATGCCAATGCTTGATCTCTGGATTTTTATTCAACATATTAAACGCTGGTCGAGTTAAACGTAGACTATCTGCATTAACTGGATTGAACCACCAGCTGGCTGGGTTATCATAGCGTTGATAACGCAGACCAAGTTTGGGATCGTTGGTAAATGGATTTAGTGTATGTTCTTGGAAACGAGCCTGCCATACATTTTGTAATGATTCAGCAGTGCGTGCCATATATTAAGCAAATACTGGAGTTCCGGCACTTAGTAATACAACTGTGAATTTATCTGATTTAAACAAGGCATTCAACTTTTTAGCCAGATTGTGTGCATGACCTGGATTACTAAATGATACTTTTTTATACTTAGGTCCGGGATAGGCTACTAGGATATTCTGTGTTTTTAAATTGATAGGTTGGTTATCATAGAACACCGCCCAGATACCTTCACTGCTGAGGATCTGATCACTCTTATATGTTGTCTTATTTACATATTCTAATAATACATTGGGTTTTGGTCGACTCACTAGACGATCCTCCTTGTGTATTATTTATGCTATTAACTACATATATAATTAGAAATTGCCACCATCAAATTCAACTGATACTACTGCTTCTGTTTCTGCAGCTCGTTTGATTTCCGTTAGGTCATTGATCTTCGTCAGTAGTTCAAAAATCTCACTGTGTATATTGCGTGCTTCTAATGCTGAAAGATTTAGCTCTTTAGCATTGGTTTGATTCATTACTTTAACGCGATCGTTAAATTTCTTCAGATGCAGGCTTAATTGATGTTCCATGTAGAGCTCCGTTAGCGATACGTAAATGTTCTTGCATTTCTTCTGCTGACTCATATGGACCAGCATAAGCATAGCGATTAAGTGTGATTAGTTTAGGGCAGTATGATTTAACCCAACCGTTGTTAAATTTGACAATATAATATCCAGCACAGAAGAAACTCTTGCTCTTAGTACCTTTAGTAAAGATAGGTAATTTGTGCCGTACGTCCCATAGGATATTATTGGCTTTATGTTCACATGGAAATCCATAAACGTCATTGCTTTCTGTGATGATCTTACGTGGCGGTGCTTTGTCGACAACGATGTTATACTTGTCACTGAGCATTTTCAAACTAGCAAATTGTTCACGAGTCTGATCATGTTGATAAACTACACCTTGTGGGTTTGTCATGATAGTACCAACTTTATTGTTGTTATCATCTTCAACGACCCAACATTTATTTTTAACGATTGCTTTGGCTAAGAGTGACATAACTGATAATTCCTACGTAAGTTAAATAGTGCAGAGCTTGATCTGCACCAAGCCAAATCCAGAACTGACGATCTGCTGTTGTGAGTCCCTTGTTTAATTGTTGCTTAAAATAATCTATATGATAGTGTAAGACAAAGTCCGCAAACGAAAGTGCGATAATTGTATTTACGTTAGGGCAAAAGAATACAAGTATTAGAAAAGTAAAACTGGCATGGACTATAGCATGATGTACCCCGCCGGTAGCACCATAGATACCTTTTTCTCTCAGCATGTAATCATACTGCATCAAGAAGTCAGCGATGAAATGTTTGATGCCAAATAAGGCTAGTAAGATGAATACTGTTACGGTCATTTGTAAAATACACTTCTTGACTTAGGTGTTTCCCACCAATCAATGTGGTCAACAGTTACGTTCAATGGTTTCATCTTAACATCAACTAAGTCTGCCATCCAACTACTTAGATTTTCACTTGTTGGAACAAAGTCTACGATCATGAATCCTTCATAGTATTCATACTCTGGTGTGTTAGGATCTAGGCCTGTTAAGTCTAACTGCCAACCTGCTACATAGTCTGTGTTTGGAACTAATACTGGAACCAACCCACGATCACCCACGATTTTATCATACAATGGATCACTTTTGTCTAGTACAAACTGATGATCGATATACTCATTTATCCATTTCTTTAACCACTCCAAGTGTCGGAAGTCTGTTACCATACCAGTCTGATCCAAGTTGCCATCTAGGCTTTTCAGATAGACCTGTAGTTTACCTTCATGTCCATGTAGGTGACGACAAGCACACTTCAAGTCTGCTGCATATTCACCATTTAGTTTCTGTGTCCAAACTCTGTGACCGTAGCAAAATTCGAAAGTTTTATCGATTATATGTACCATTTATTTTCGTGCTCCGCTAGTTTGTATTACGGTAGTGTTATTACCATTTGGTATTGACATATAAGTACCGTTAGGGGTAATATAAGTGTGTGTACCAGACGTTGATGGATTTATAGCTATAGGTAATGTACCTGCCTTTGGACCTAATATATAAGTAGTGGACCCTTGTGTATTAACAGTATAGTTTCCCTGTGGAGTTATGTATGTGTTAGTATCCCCATAAACTAATAAAGGTAGAAATCCCAATAGTACAAATGTAAGTCTTATCATTTATTTCTTTTCCTCAATGTAATGTTTACTCCAAATATACTGTGTTTCCTGATGTCTTTCGCTTTGATAATGGCTAGGACCATCATAGTAGTCTAGGCCAAAATGGCGCCTGATGTTCTTCTGATCACCCTGGCTACCACAGATATCAGCACAACGTTCACCAACTAGACGATAGAAATGTTCAAGATTATCTGTTACGGGCAATCCTGCTTGAGCTGCTAATTTTTCTAATTCTTTAGTCATACTATATTATATTTAGATTTTTGATTAAAGTCAAACATTTTTTGCACTGTCTAATATACTTTCCAACTGTGCCTGACGTTCTAACAGTTTAAAAAATAATGCCAAGGTATTAGCCGCATCAATATCTGCACGGTGCGCCTTACCTTTGAACTGTAGCTTAAAGTAGCCCATAGCTGAACTTAATCCACCACTAGGCGCTTTACCACGTGTAAGCATCAAGTATGTATACCAGGTCTTAATATCAATCCAACGACGGCCAAAATGCGGAAAATCAGCATGGTTTTTGCAGAATTCTGCCAATAATTCCACACTATCACCCCCACCCCAGGTCACTGGGTTGACAAAGACCTTATGTTCTTTAATCAGCTCACTGAGCTCACGGGCAACGTGCTCATGACTATATGCTTCTGCACGTATGTCGCTGTCAGTTATGCCTGTTAGGTCGTTGATGAACTCACTGATGGGCTCTTGTGGATCTATGTACCATTTACGGACGATATAGTCTTCAAAGCGTGTGTGCTTATCACCTATAGCCACACCAACCTGTATGATACGACCACTAGGTTGATTAAGTTCTAGATCTAATGCTAGGAACTTGCCATCTGTGATCATGCATGTTCTTTCTGCGGATAACTAGCCATCAACCATTCACTGATCGCGCTGGCATTATCGCTGAGTTTAATCAAATCATACTTGCCACAGAACTTCAAGAACTGTGCACCAACCATGGGCATGTTCTTAGGCACTTGGGCGGCCGCTATGGTTTCTGCCATTTTAATCTTTATCGCATCCGGTTGAGCTGTTAGATCAACTAAGACACGATTACGCTCATAGTCATCTAACACACGATGTTCGATGCCGTTATGATCAACCCAACGCTGTAGCATCATGTTGTTCCAATTATAGCCTTTCTTATCTTTGTCACTGTAGGCTTCTTCAAGACCTACTTTGTTTTTACTACCTTTGGTGCGCACGCCTGGAAATGCGGAAAATACATTGTCAGTGGAGTCACCACGCATACACTTTTCAAATAGGATAAACTGTGGGTTAGGAATCTTCTTAGGTTCTTTAGTTTTCTTATCTATGACAGGCTTGCCTTTTTTGTCAAAGATACCTTTTAAGGTATGGAGCTCATCACTGATACCATTGTATTGATTAACGTTGTCTGCTAATAGTTGATAGAAGTCTGTATCACTTGATATGATAGTATGATGATCATCTGGATGGCTTTGTATCCAACCAGCTATGAGATCATCAGCTTCTAATTCACCGTGTTGTAGAACACTACAGTTAGTCTTTTCGGCGACGAATGTTTTTAAGTTATCAAAGGTTTCCCAAAATAACTTATCTTCTTCCGCTTCGCTTTCTGTCAGAGCCGCACGTGCTACTGCACGGTTTTTCTTATAAGGTTCATAGAAGTCCTTGCGCCAACTGCGCCCTTCTAAACAGAATATAACGTGATCAGCTTTTTGATCACGCCAGCTTTTATTGATTGATGCTAGGGTTACATGGATAGCAAAACCCAACTTGTCCCAAGTGTCACTTTGGCGATGTGCGGAATGTCGGGCTCTAAAGAATGTGTTTGCTGTATCGACTAAAAGATATCTCATTTAACCATTATACTTTCTTTTTTGATTTTTGTCAACTAATTTCCGTTCTACCGTCGCCAAGATCACGGCGATTAGTGTTCTTGCGTATTTCTGGATCAGCCTGTTCTTGCTCAAAATTTTCCTGTATGACATTGCGACATACAGCTTTGAACCAATTATCTACTATGTCTTGATCTGTTTTACCTTGATATCCAGCACGTATCAAATTAGATAAAAATTTGTCATTCCAATCCAACTCAAATGCACCATTACCTGGATTATCTTTATCGATATCCATACTTAATACTTCTACCCAGGGTTCATCACGTTCTGTAGCCAATTCTTTAGGAGTCTTTTTGACCTTTTGTTCTTTGATAACCGCGGGTTCTGGTCTAGTACCAAATAACTTATTGATTAATTTCTTTATCATATTATTCCTTGAATAAATCTAACTCTTCCCACGGTAAACCATCTTTACCAAAGTGTCCGTAGTTGGTTGTGCTACTGTAAATAGGGCGGAATAGATCAAATCTATTAATAATGCCTTTAGGTGTTAGGTCTACATTAGTAGTTATCCATGAGGTAAGCTCACTATTATTTCCGTCACTGTCAACGTAAACACTCATAGGTTGCTCTACCCCGATAGCATAAGCAAGTTGAACAATAGCATGTGCCGCCCGACCGCTAGCTACGATGTTCTTAGCTAGGTAACGTGCCATATAAGCCGCACTACGATCAACCTTAGTAGGATCCTTGCCACTGAACGCACCACCACCATGCGGGCAACTACCACCATAGGTGTCAACGATAATTTTACGACCTGTCAGACCTGTATCACCATCTGGACCACCAATAACAAAGCGACCAGTTGGATTGATTAGAAACTCTGTTTCATCAGTAATAAGTTCTGCTGGCAATATTGTTAGAATAATTGCTTTTACCTGTTCTCTAACCGTGTCAATATCTGTGTCTGCTGAATGTTGTGTTGAACATACGATCTTAGCAATATGATTAATAGTATAATCATCGTTAAATTTGATAGTGACCTGTGATTTAGCATCAGGTCCTAACCAAACTGCTCCGCTCTTACGGACAGCAGTTAATCGTTCTACAATCTTGTGACTCCAGTAAATAGTTGGTGGCATATAGTTGGGTGTTTTATTAGTAGCATAACCAAACATTAAGCCTTGATCACCAGCTCCAAACGTGTCTGTACCTAGGGCGATATCCGCACTTTGTCCGTGCATGAGATTTTTAATATCTACAGTAGCCCAATGGAATCCCGTTTGCTCGTAGCCAATGTCACGGATAACTCGACGTACAGCATTCTCAACTTCCTGATGATTGTAAATGCCTTTGTATTCGCCGGCAATAATAACTTGATTGGTTGTTACTAGTGTTTCGCAAGCACAACGATA